ACGCATTGTTACTCTGCGTCCGTCACGTGCTAGTACTTGTTGTTCGAAAATATATTCGATAAATTGGCGTGATTGTTCAGGAGATAAGATACCACCATCATTTGTAGTAGCACCATATACACCAAGGTCTCCAGCGGTTGGATTAGCGACTCCGCCAATTCCACCAGAAACGATTGATCCTGTACTTGCAGCCTTTTCTAAAATTTCATCTGCCATAATATTTCACCTCCCAGTGAATGTTGTTTAGCGATATAGGTCAGCGGAATTGAGGAAACGCCCGCCCCACATCGATTTTTTTGTTATTTGTGTTTCCTGAACGATCCCGCCGAGATCGCCAGACTTACGGATAGCGGTGTCGTCTTCTAGTGAGTCAACACGCTTTCCAAAATTATCTACATTGCCTTTAATGCCTTTAATTTCCTCTTGTGCGGAAGCAATGCTTTTTTGCAGTTCTGCCATTTTGTCGTTTAGTGATTTTACTGTTGTCACCAAGTCTCCAAGTGCTGAAGCAACTGTATTTTGAACCTCATCTACTGATTCTTGTACTGTATCTACAGCCTTTGCTAATTCAGCGTTATCGCTTTCTTTAGCAGGAGTGACGGCATCTTCTGCTGGTGCATCTTCTGTTGCTGGTGCATCTGCTGCTGGTGCTTCTGGTGCAACTGGTGCATCTTCGGCTGGTGCTGCTTCTGCTGGTGCAACTTCTTCTGCATCTGCTGATTTTTCAATGTTTTCATCTGTAGCAACTTCTTCTGCTGCTGGTGCTTCTGCTGCAACTTCTTCTGCTGCTGCTGGTGCATCTGCTGCTGGTGTTTCAACAACTTCTTCAGTTGCTGGTGCTACTTCTACATTTTGTTCTGCCATATTATTTCCCTCCTTATCAGGATTTTCAGCCTTGGTGATTTTGTTACCAAGTCTATTTTTCTGTGACGCTAGTAAGCCTTTTACCACAGAATTCTTTTCTGAATCATTTGATTCTACAAAGCCAATGTTTGTCATACCTTTATCGCATGATGGGCATGAAGAATCTTCTTCTTGAGAAAGTCTAATTAGTGAGTCTGATTCACACCAATAAACATTTTCAAGATCTACTTTACTAATAATACCATCAATTTTGTTTTGACCGTCTGCCATTTTTTCAATAGACACAATATTTGCAAATTGATTTGCTGGATTGTCTACTAATGAGAGTTCGTGTAGGTCATAGTCTTTAATAACGCGAATTGATTTATCCATCTCGGCATCGTAGACTTGGTCAGAATCTTTGATACTGCCGCCAATAGAAAAACCAGAAAGAGTACCATCAAGAACTTTTTCCCAAGTATCTTGAGCACCTTTAGAAATATATGCATTTACAAAAACTCCATTATAGAATCTATCTTCTTCTTTATTATAAAACTTATCTGATTTAAATGATACCACTCTACCCACCGCAATTGGCATGTGCATTTCACGAAGGTTTCCACGGAATCTTTCGAATGCTTTTACGCTAACATCTGTTGGAACAATGTCTGATTGCTTGTCAATATTATCAAGGGTAGCGAACCCTGAAACCATACGCTTTTCTTTGTCTACCTTGGCAATCGGCATCGATAACTTGATGCTGTTTTCTTCAGAGTGCCAAAAGGCCTTATTTAAATTAGTCATGCTACCTCTATTATAATAAGTGTTTATAGGTGATTTAAAAGTTTATAACAATTATTGTTGAGATCTACCTTCACCCTGAGCATTTCGTCCAGTGGTGGTTGAGGTTGAATCTGATGCATTGTTAGTTCTTTGTTGATCCCTATTTCTATTGCCAGTTGCTTGGGAGTTTTGTTCTGCCCTTGCTTGAGCGTTAAGAATGATTGGTTCTGACCCTCCAGGTCTTACTGGGTATCCCAATCTTTCACGAACCTCGTTTGGAACAACTACCTGCATACGTAGGTATCTCTCGTCTATTTGACTTTGAGTTTGTTCATCTGTCAACGTTAATTCGTTGAATTTAAGGGAGAGCATATCTGTTTTTTCCTTAACAATCTTGTTAATAGTCTTTTCTAGATTTCTCTGAGATGGCCTTGCAACCTGTTCCTTAAATGTTCTATCTGCTACTAATGCTGATGCGATAGAAATTCCTGCACCACCGCCAACCTTTGAGTATGGAACTTGATGTGCCATAAGGATGTCATCACGGTTTGCTTTGCGATAACTGTCAAATGATCCATCTTGAATTCCATTTTCAATTGGCTCTAATTTAAAATCTACCTTACTATCTGGTCCATCTCCAGGAAGTGGGATATAAAGAGTTCTATGATTTTGACCCTTTAGTCCTGCTTGCATAAATCTAAAGAACTTGTCTTCTGCTTCTGAACTTAACTTTGCACCCTTTACTACTGCAATATATCTAGGGACTGCCTTATTCTCAAAATAGTCAACATTATACTTTGCTGCCAATTCATTACCAACCATTGATGTGGCTGCTGCTACTGTGTCTGGTGTGGTTGCTGGGATATGTCCAATATATCCAATATCTCCATTTACCTTTCTTCCAATTTCAATATATCCATTACCTACAGTTTCAACATCTGTATATACCTTTTCCAATACATGTGTAAAAGTATCTTCATCATTCAAACTTTCTACCCACGAAGTTAGGTCTGCCTTTAATCTTTGAATCTTTCTTTGTGCCCTCATTAATGACGCATCGTCTGGAGCCTCTTCAAGTTTTGCAACTGTGGAATCTGTCATTTCAAATGAATATCCTAAGCCTACTATGTTTGCAACTTTTGCTTGGATTGCTGCGTGATTAGCAAATGAGTTTTCATAGAAATATGCAAGTTCATCCAAGTTGTATGGTGGAATAACTACGTCAAAAAGGCCATAGGCTGTAACCATATCTTGTTCTGGAAATAGTTGTTTTGATTTTGCATCATCAACGCCCTGATACACCTTATTAACAGTTCTTGCTATTTTACGTTTAAAATTTTGATGTATTCCATCATAAGACTTTACTAGTTCTCCATCAGTATTAAATGGATCTATCTTTGTAGGCTTTTCTGCCTTGTCTAAATTATCTATTCTTGCTATTACGCCTTCATCTTCCATGTTTATTAAATCCCTTTTCTGCCGCCATCCAAGCACCAATGTCTGTTTCGCTTGGAATTAGTCCTGATTTCATTCTTTCTATTTGTTCTGTGTGTTGCTCATCTGTAACTCTATTTACTCCAGCCATAAATTGAACCTTTCCTGCAGGTGCACCATAGTGTTCTGCTGCTTGTCTGATCTTGGCCATTTTTTCTAAATCATATGGACGACCAGGAATATTCATAATATTTCCGTTGCCGTCTCCGAATGGTTTGTTATCTAGGTCACACATCCATACATAGATGCCCCAGTCTGATTTTTTTTCTACTAATGTGATCTTAGGCTTGCCATTATTCTTAAGTTTTTTTGGATTCATGTCAACAAGTATACCATATTATACTGGTTTGACAAGAGTTGTGTCCCATGTAACGTCAGAAATTATATCTACACCATCTGAATTTAACTCTATTACTGAAGAATCATCAGAAACTATACTAGAAGTTCCCAAATATGAACCCATAATGCTTTGACCATCTATTGTAAATGTAATAGAAGTGGTTGGTGCATAAACAATTCCCCATTGTGTTGGGCTCCAATCTTCCCATTGAAGTTGGATTGTAACAATTTCTTCTCCAATAATTACTTCTGATGCTCTAACCTCTTGCCATGTTCTTGCATCTGTTCTTTGACCTAAAATTTCTGTTGATTTTTGATATACAGTAATGTTGTTATATAAAAATCCCTGATACAGTTCTAGTTGGCCAGACACGCCGTCTAGTAAAATAGTCTCTCCAAATGAGAATACTATAGATGACCATATCATTGGATATATAACTGGATGATTTATCTTTACGCCATTTTGATAGAATGTTAAATCATTATCTTCAAATCCTGTTTCAGCATCAAATACCTTAATTAACGCACGGCTACCATTATCAATTGGATCAAGATATATGTCATATGTTCTATCTGGAGTAGATACTCTTCCTATTTTTTTAACTGAGCCAACAGTAGCATCTTCGTTATACATACACCATAGTTGAAAACCGCCAAGAGAGTAGGACGATACCTTCTTATTATTTATTGGTATAGAAAAAGCCCTTGTACTCTGCGAAGTATAAGGAAGTATTGATATTCCAGAGTCTCCTGTTAAATATAGATATGGGGTAGAGTCTTTATAAATAGTAAATGGGTTTTTATCTTTATAAGAATACGCTCTATCATATCTTGATACAGGATATATTTTATTGCCAGTTCTTGTATTAATAGAGAAGAAATCACTTTCATCATTAGCCAGTGAGGATAGGCTCATTCTTTTAATTTGTAGTGGCTTTGAATTTACCCCTTGAACTTTTAGTTCTAGATGTATAGTTATGTAGTAGTTTGAAAAGTCAACCAATTCTTTTGGTGGAAAAATAACTGTTCCATCTGCTACCTCAAACTTTGTCTCAATAACATCTGTTGTATTATCAAAATCAAGCACCCTATTATTTGTTAATTCCTGAGTGTTAATATATTTAGAATATGAAACTTTTCCTACCTCATCAAAACTTTGAAGAGTTATATAGGACTTTAGGTTATCATGATTATGATAATTTGCACTAGATGAAGGATTTGTCAATACTTGAGATGGATATTCTATATTAAATTGAATCATATCTAGATCATAATATTCTAACAACTTTCCTAAGAATGTTGAATTTGCATAGCCCATCAAACTTAATGATATATTTTGAGGACTTGAAAAAAAGTTTCCTAATACATTTCCATAATTAATTGAAAGTTTATCTATATCTATACCTACTGCAAAGTTAGCACTTGCTGCAACTGATGCTGTTGATAAGACCACATCATTATAGGCGTACTTTAATCCAGAATTATCAAGTGTTACTTCAAAAGTATTATTGTTAATAGAGTTCTTAAAGTGCATGATTACTTGAGAACTTGCTGACAATGTTGGTGGTGCCTGAAATATTCCGTAAACAGATGCCACTCTATCGGTTATTGGATTTATTGAATCAAACTCTATAGATCCATCCACGTTGTTGTATGCATCATTTGGCCTCATCTTTATAAATGGGTATTCTCCTTCTATCTGTTTTAAGAAATTATCAGTAAGAATATCTGATGCTTCTTCTGTTTGTATTCCTAACCAAGAATATGAAAGCCACTCCAACCAGTTCTTTTGTTCAAATTCTGACCAATCACGTATATCTACGGAAGTTGTAAAAATTCCTGTTTGACCACTAAATCTAAATTCTGGAAGATTATAATTTTGAAAACCTATATATTTTGAATTAGCATTTAAATTATTAAAATACCCAGCATTCCAAGCATTCATATCTGGATAGTTTATTGTTGATGTATATTGTGCAAATGGAAAATCAATATATGAAGATTCTCCTCCAAAGTTATTTGTTACTGCCTCAGCATTTGGAACTGCTTGTCCAAAGATAAACCTTTTCTTTGCTAGTTGATCTGGAACTATATATGGGTATATTGCTATACAATCTAGTTGGAAAGGATAAATATTTTCATTGCCAAAAAATCCTAACCAGTCAACGTTGTTTGGTGGAAAGTCAATTAGCAAACTATCTAATTCTATTTCAATTACAACATCTCCATTGATTAACACACTAGCAAAATCTTGTGAATATCTTATATGAACTAGCATAGGTCTATACCACTTACCTATAAAATATGATTTTGTATATCTTCCAATTTTTAAAGTTAGATAATCATCGTCAACATATAGTCCATCATCTGAAGCAAGTGGTCCAAATATTTTTACCTCTTCAAATACATTAGGGTTTACTCTTAACCAAAATTCCATAGTCATTTCGCTATACTGACCAGTTTTGTTTAAAAATCCTTTTCCAGGAATTGCAAGTGATGGCATACCTGATGTTATTGGGCTTAGTATTTCTGTAAGATTTCCTGATCCAAATACCATTGGAAGGCTAGTGTTATAAGAAAGAAGTTTATTATTATCTATAAATACGTATCCGTTATCGCTATCGTTAAATCCATATGAGTCTACAGAGACTACAGAGTAGTCTGTTCTTGGAAGTAAGGATTCTAATGAAACATCTGTTAGTGCAGCAGGAACTATTCCAGAACTATCATATAAAAATAATTCTGACCATTGTCCAACTGAAATTGAATTTATCATAACGTCATAATCAGATAGAGATCCGCCTTCTATATAGTTAACCTTTAAATAAGGCATGGCTGATGCACCTACAGGAATAGTAGACGTGTGTTGAATTGTTTGCCATTCTGATGATCCAATAGAATTTAAACTACTCTTACTAGTAGTTCCATTTGAATATATGAAGCCTAGTTCATAACTATCAACAAGAGCACTATATGCATATACAAAAGCAGATATACAAATTGTATCTTTAGTTGAATCAAGTGATGAGTATGCTATTGATGCAGAATTAATTTTGCTATATGTAACACTGGCACTAGAGTTTTTTCTTAATACCCCTTTTGATTCGTTCTTTAAAGGTATGTTTGTTGGAGTAGAGTATGAGTTTAACCATTGAGCATTTGAGCCTTCGATCAACCAATTTTCAATATCTTTATAATTTTCATCTAAAGTTGAAACGTAGTAGATTTCATCGTCCAACGACCAAAGGGCCAATGGGTGTTCTGCGAATACCCTAGCAGCGTAAATATTTGAGAAATTATGAGACATAGCAACCTCTAATCTATTTTAGCACGTTGCTATTTAGTAATGTCAACTATTTCGCATACCCCAGCAACACATGAAAGTTCTTGTGTTCCAGTTGTGCCGTCCTCTTTTTCATAGATAGAAAGCATTTCCCACTGAATATTTGAAGGTGACTTATTTACCCATTCTTCATATTCATCTTTAGAAATTTCTTGATATGGGGCTTGCTTATAAGTATGTTCACTCGCTGGTAAGAAAGATACACCACCAATTGAATCAAAGTTATCAAAAACCCATGCACCAACCTTTAGCCATTCATCTTC